GATAAATCTTCAAAACGTCCTGGGGGTATTAGGGGGGACTTGGGGGGTGCCTGTCAACATAATTCGTCATGCCATACGTGGTATGTAAGGAACAACACGGTTTCTGCCTCGCGAATGGAGAAAGTGATTATTTCTTTCTGGCGTGATTGATCGCATCTAGCACGAGGTCGATTCGAATCATCCCCGGCAAGATGCTATGGCTCTTACGCTCTGGACATTCGAAGCTTCCGCAGTGGTTGCACTTGCCTGCTTTCTCGTGCAGATAGTCAAGAAATTTCTTCTCGTCGACCGTGCTTGTCATTTGTCAACCCCCTTTATTCGTTTGTTAGACGGTTGCTGTAATTCACACTGTGGCGATTGGTATACATGCGACATGTACGACCGTGGCGATTCCTTCACAGTGTGAATCCCATGCGTCACTCGAAAGTGTGAATAAATTACACATCTTGACAGGGTTTTGATGGCGCCCGACCATGAGACGTTCTGGGAAATAGCCGGGCGCGCTTCGCTTCGCTCGCATCGCTTCTCAGGAGGGCCGTGGCAGCGCGTAACGCTCCGGCACGAGCCAACGTCGCGCTAGCGCTTCGCAGCGCTCCCACCGCGACGTTGGCTCGATTACGCTGCACTCAAGGAATCACACTCTGCCTCAGGTCAGGTCTTAAGGCGAAGTGTGCGTGCGTCTGCCGTTAGAAGTGCACGAGCCATTCGATAAGGTGCACTAGGTGCACGATTGCCTTAAAAAGATGCTTGGTCATTTGAGCGCCCCCAGCAACGTCTTTTCGACGGGCGTCAGCTCGCGGCGCAATTCCTCCGGAGCGTCGGGGCAATCGCTCGCGACTCCGCGGCGAAGCGCTTGGAAGCACTCGTCGCACCAATCAAGGTGCGTTGACGATTCGGGTACCATGACCCAACCCCACCGCGGCGCGCACTGCATACAGTTGTCAATGTGCGGATTGTCGTGTGCTTCTCCGTCGCATTGCACGAGCTTGAATCCGTCGCGACAGTAACCGCGATGTGGAGTGGTCGCAAGTTGGCGCGCCTGCCGTAGCGTCAATCGCTCGTGTTCAATGACCTTGTCGCGCAAGTCGATCACATGCCAACACTTGCGATTCCCCGTGTTTTCGTTGTCCATTTCGGTACCCTCCAATCCTAGCGCAGCGTCCAATTGAGCGCCCGTGAGCTTGATCGGTTTCACTGTAGCACCTGCAGCCTTCTTAGGGCGCCACGAGCCCTAACAGAGTGATCGATTATCGCGATATCCTTCGCCTGCCTTGCGAGGCCAGCGCATAGCCCGCAATCCTCGCATGTAACCCGCTTACCAGCTTCGCTTGACGCTGGACACACGATTTCGCGCGCGCCCATCGGCTCGGGTCCAGTGTCCGTTACCTTGCGAACGCGGAACGTGCGCCAACCGCGCGCTTTGGCGTCGATTCGGTCCGCTTCAGAGTCGCATGAGGCCATCAAGTAACCCTGGTAGGCTGCAACGTGACGCATGCGCCATTGGTGAGTGTATCCCGTCCAGTTAGCAGCGTGCGCAGTCAACGCGCGCCATACGTACATAGGAACGGCTGCAGGATCTCCATACGTTCCAATTCGCACGCTTCGCCCGCGGCACGCTTCGCCCGCAAGCTCGGGAGTCGTATCGGGGTAATCGCCTGCTAGCAGCTTGCGACCGACGGTAAGCAAACCCGTTGCAGGGTTCACGTAGCAAGATCGCTTCCCGTCTGCCTGCCTTCTGTGCGGGCACAGTCCACAGATTGCCTCATCTTCGCCCGACACGATCGCGTCATACGGTCGCATGTCATCGCGAATGATGTAGGTTTGAACCATGCCTCCGGTTTTGCTGTTTCCCGAGCGTTCAATCATTCCAGTGGCAACCACTGCAATGCGCACCTCGGGAGATAGCAGGGAAAACCCGCGATAGATAACCGCGGAATTCATCGTCCTACCCTCTGGCAATCCCAGGCTGATACACCCTGAATTCCGAAGTTTTCTCCCCAATTGACATAGAGCAATCCTCCGCCGGGACCATTAAGAAATGTTCGCCAATGTGAGCCGAACGATACGCGGATTACGGTACCGATTGCGCCAGTAGCAGGTATCCAGCCACTGTAGCAGGCACGCGAAACCGGAGAGGGTTCGAACCGTACGCGCGTGCCTACCCTTTGGCGCGCCGCTTGCGTGGTTGTCATCGGCTACCGAGCCTTCCTTGCTTCGGATTGTCGACGGTAAACGCGAAATAGAATCGCGGACTGTGCGTGAATTCCAGGGAACCACGCGCGCCGTCACTCTTGCGAATCGCCACGACAAAGGGCGCGCAGAAACCAATGACGTCATACTCGGCGCGCAACTCTTCCGTGTTCCATACCTTTCCGTAGCGCCCCTCAAGGTCGAGACGCGCGGCGGTTTCGTCGGGATTGACCGATTGTCCGTAATCTTTGATCGTGAGTTCCATTACAGGCCTTCCTTGATCTGTTTTGCCGCTTCCTTGAGAATGCAGACCCCAGTGCCAAGGGTGAGATAATCACCCATTTCCTTGAGAGAATTCGCTACCGCGTTTCCGAGCATCGGGACAAGTTCGTCCCATCGAATCAATTGAATGTCGTTCATATGTTCGTCCACGCTTGCCAGGATGTCGGGCTCACCGATGTAGTGCACGACAAGCGCGTGCACGGTCGGAGTGACGAATTGTGCGTAGTATTCGCGGTGAGCGGCGGCACCTTTGATGCGGTCGCCATGATCTGCAGACATGTATTCCTTGCGTGTCATGGCTAGATCAACCCCTCGACAAGCAACCACGACTTCGCGCCATGCGAGCAAACCCCGTCGGGCTCCACCGTGCAGCCGTCGGTAGCTTTGGCGACCCCATCCATAGACCAACGTTCGAGAGTCTTGAGACTCGGGCGCTTCTTTCCCGTCGGGGCTTTCGCTGGAACCATCTTTGCCCACTTGCCACTTGGCTGCAGCTGGTAACGCTGGCCTTTGCCAGTACCGAGTTGACTGCCGTTGTCGCGATGGCAACCAGGGCACATATTGGCCCAGGGGCGCATATTGGCCCAGGGTCCGTATGCGGTTTTCCCGTCGATGAACGTATCCCCGATGGGAACACTGCAGACGTCACACGTTGCAGGCGGGCTACCAAGCCAGAAATCACTTTCGGACGGAATGAGCTTTGCCATGATCACTTGCCTCCGAGAAAGAGAAACGAAACGGCCACTTGAATCATGAATGCGATTGCTAGCGCGTCCATTTAGAACCTTGCCCCTCTTGCGGCCGCGTATCCTACGCACGCGGCCATGATTGCGATTTCGTTTCCTTCGTAGTCCGCCCCTTGGGCGTCCAGTGCATCCGTTAGGACGGCGACATCGGAAGGTCTGGCATTGAATCCGATGCGAAGGAATTCTTCCCCGATTTCCGATGCAAGATCGAAGGTTTCCATTTAGTACGTCTCGCAGTCGTTCGCGATGGTGGCGGCGGACGCGTACGGGTTGGCGTGGCGCGTACCGTCCACCCCGATGAAAGCGACCGTGCGACCCTGGCAAACGACGGCGCGCGTACCGTCGCCACGGGTGAAGGTTTCGCATCCGAGCTGGGCGCCCTCAACGAGGCCACCCTTGCGCGGCGCGACCGTGGGAACATTCTCGCACTTGGCCGAGTCACACACGACTGCCATGAAACCGCGGTCAGATTCAACGCGGTCAACAGTGGCCGAATCCATCGAGGTCAGAGCCAGCATCCGAAGAGCAAAGATGATCGAGTTCATTTGAGCGTCCTTTGTTTGGGGTTTGCTTCGGGAACAACCCAAGACAAAGCACGCGACATGCCAATGAATCGATCGATGTAACTCCCCGGTTTTGCTGGCGCCAGCTTAGCGACGTCTCAACTATCTGAGGAGAGAAACCGATGTGCAGCTCTAACCCCGCGAAACTCGCGGATCAAAAATTTGATGCGAAAGTTTGAAACTATCAGTATTCTGAGGAGTCTAATGAAGCATGGGTTTCGATCGAGAAATTGAAAACGCGCGTAGCAACGGATGTGCCGCGCTTCGATCGAGACTTGGCACGCGACATGCTACGCGGGCACGCACGGGCGGGCGCGTCATGCGCGAGCGCGGGCGGGCAGGCGAGCGCGAGCGCGGGGCAAATATTGCGGAGCGATTTTCTGCGCTCTAAGGACGGCGATTTCTCCTAATTTTTGGAAATCGGCCTGCGGATACCCGGGGGTAGTCAGCGACGGCGGACGTAGTTTACGATCTTAATGTGCGTCGGGCTGTAGTTTACACAGACGTACCAGTGCCCGTCAGCCGCGCGCGAACAGACCTTGGCCGGGAAGCTGGCAAGAGACCTCTCGTCGAAGTCGTCGAGGTTCGCGATTGCCTTGCACTCGGGACATTGCGGAGGGTCGACGGGGGTGTGCTCGTCGACGAACGGTGTCCCGTCGATGACGGTCTGCTCGTCCTCGCCCGCGTCAGGCGAAGGGGGACGGCGGAAGAGAGGCGACACCGAATCCCTCGGGCTCGAATGACAAGTATCCGACGAGCTTGCCCCTGCGCTCGTCCCGCGGTCGCCAGGTGTGCTTCGCGACTTGGTTGCCCTCGCGCGAGCCGGCACCATTGGTGTTGCCCTCCAGGGTCACGATGGTTTCGTTGTCGGGCGTGACCAGCTCGACGATACCGACGTGCCCGAAGCCACCAGGGTCGCCCGTGTCGAGCACGAACACGTCGCCAGGGGCGGGGAGTGGACGCCGGCAAGCCTCGGGTGCCATGTGGTACATCTTCAGCGCCCCTGCCGTGCGCGGACAGCGGTTGGCGATAGCGAGAGAGCGAGAAGCGATGTCGTGCATGCCGTAGACCCAGGCGGCGCACCAGGGCGAACCCAGCGCGGCGCCAACGCCGGTCAACCACTCGTCGATGCGCGGGCCTCGGTTGCGCTCCGTCTCATGGACGCCGAGCGTGGCTCGGGCCGCGACCAGCAGGGCATCGACGAATGCGCTCACGGTTTCGGTGCCTCCACATCGGCGACTTGACCGCGAACGTCCGGCTTGGGCGTGAGCATCGACGGCAGCTTTACCATCGGGTTCGATGCAGAGCCCGTTGCGAAGGCCACGCTTGCGGCGGTAATCATGAGCCACGTCGGAACGGCAATGCCGCCTGACAGGCCGGTGATGACGACGCCAGAAGCCACGGCGCCGACGAGGTGAAGAATGCGGTCAAAGTTGGTCATGGGTCGTGCCTTTCGTTTACGTAGTTGGGGAACCCGAGGGTGAGGACGAGGAGGCCGGTCGTCCTTGCGATCCGGGAGAGCTGTCGTTCAAGGTCGTTTCGAGCCACAGCCGGAAGCGCTGGATAGACCTCGCGTGCTCGTCGAATTGCGCCTTTGAGCGCGTCCAACGCTCCCTCGCACTCTCGCCAGACTGCAAGGGTGACGTCGAGGTCCGTGGTTGGCTCATCGTGCATCGCTCCCCTCGTGGGGTGGGTCCGCCTTCTTCGTCGCCCGCATCCCCGCCCCGGCGTGGCCGAATGTGCCGGCAACGATGACCGTCGCGAGCTGGACGACGGCGGGGAAGCTGTCCTTGCCGCACTTCTCAGAGACGCCACAGGCGATGACCGTCAGCGCGGCAATCAGCAGGGCGGCGACGTGGTGCCAGGTCATCCGAAGGTGATAAACGGCTGGACAATCCCGTAGACAGCCGCCCTCCCTCGGGGATTCCAGTGTGTTCCGTCCACCGTGTACGGGCCGATGCTTGCGCCGGGTGAGGGGGTATTGATAAGCGGCATCGTCGTCAGGTAGAGACCTGTCGTAGCTGTGCTTCCGCCGCCATTGCGCAGGCCGATGACGAGAGAATTGGCGTAGGAGGCGAAGCCGCTAACCAGGTCTGCTTCCGTCTCGTCGAGACGGGCATCGTTTGCCCCTGCTATGTCGTTCTGGCCCGTCGGCCACTTCTCCCCCCATGCGTAGGGGCCGATTACCAGGACCTTTTGCGTTGTGAACTTCGACACGAGAGACGCGATGGCCGTTTGCGTGTCCGCGCGGAGCACGGCTCGCTCGTTGGTGCCGCAGCAGACAACGACATGCGTGTACGCGTTGACGGCAAGCTCAGCGGCAATGCGCGCGTTAATCTGAGCGATAGTAGAGCCGTTGACGCCCTTCCTGGTGATGTTGGGCCTTACCACCGATGACGAGGTTGGTCTCCTGGGGGAGCCGACTATCCCAGGCGTCGAAGGGGCATAGGAATTCGTCATCATCTCCCAGACCGGATTGAGCATCTGGTATGGAAGCGCCGGGTCGGACAGGCTGTCGCCTTCCCACAAGATCATCGACGTCCGCGACAGTTGCCAGGTCGGTAGTGCCATTACGGTGCTACGTGCGCGTAAAACAGGGAATCACATTGGGGAGCCATGGTCGTGTCGTTGCTGTATCCGGCAATGATGCTGGAGGCGTCCGTGATCATGTGCGTCAGGTCTGCGCCGGAAAACGTAGCCGCCACCGTGTCGTTGAACTCGACTGTCAAGATGCCGGTCACGGAGCTGAAATACATAGAAGCCGTGTAGAACGAGCCGACTGGGCACGTGGTCGCTCCGATGGTGGCCACCGATCCCAGCGTCGCAAAGTGGTCGCTTCCGTCGTTTAGGTTGAGTTGGTATACGGTGGCCGATGTTGCTTGGTTCCCCTGTACGTAGATCGCACCCGTCGCGGAAGCGATGCCAATCAGCACGTTGAATTTCGCCGCCGTGAACACAGCCGCAGCGGGGTTGCACACGCGCGCCGCCACGTACCAACTCTCCGCCGCCGGGGTAGCAATGAACGCGATGCTATCGGTCTTGCCGATATTGATGTACCCGTTTGCGGCAGTCGTTGCATATACGCCGCCGCTCTTGGCAACGAGCGTCGGGGCATTGGCGCCGCCTCCGAGGAAAAACCCGCCGTCATCCAGGTCGGTACCGGTGAACCTGTTTAGAGTGGAAATGCGTGCATTGGCAACGCCCCACCTCTCGGCGGTCCACCCCGACGATGTGCCGCTGCCGCCGGCTTCTGGGTATCGACCGGAGCCCATTACGACTGTGCCTTTGCCATCACGCCGACCGTCATAGTGTCACCGCTTCCGCCAGACGAACGCGTGTAGACCATTCGCATGAACGCTTCCGACATCTGGGTGAACTCGAACACGAAATTGAGCGTGTTGTTGTTGATGGCCGCAGCCGTCGACTGAGCCGACGTCAGCGTGAGCGCGGTAGCGCTGGCAGATGATGCCGGCAGCGGAGGCGTGCCAGTACCAGGATTAGCAGCAACGCCGCGGGCGTTTGTCACCTCGAAGGAAATCGCTCCGACCGGAGTACCAGCGGCAGTCGATACGACTTGAAACGAAATGTTGTCGACCGCTGCGATCGGAATCCATGCGCCCGTAATGGTCGCCGTCATGGCCGTCGCGTCGATGTACGCCGGGATTTGGAAATTACTCGCGCTGCTCATTGTCTATGGTCCTTTCATCCTCAGGAATCGCTTGCGCAATTCCTCCTCTTCGCTCGTCGCGCGAGCTACGTTTACCGTATCGACTACTTCTGGGCCAGCGCGCATCAGACCTTCCGCAATAGGCACGCCGACGCGCCCGGCGAGCGGGCTCATATTCCTCGCGGCCATCATCAACAGGCTCAGCGGTGCAAGTACCGGGTTAGCGAGCATGTGCGGATTCATATGCTTAGGCGCCTGAAACTCCAGCGCCTTCTGTGCCTCAGCAACTCCGGGCTTCGGGGTTGGGTTCTCGAAGATTCCTTCCTCTTCAAACGGCGCCTTGCGCGGCTGCAACGGCTCCCCTTCTCGGCGCAGGAAGTTAGCCGCCTCGCCGCCTCTCGTCGTTTTTCCGAGCAGGTACTTAAGTCCGAGGCTCAGGCCCGCGGTAAACGGACGCGCCATCGCGTCTCCGACGATGGCTTGCGCGACGATGTCGTTTTCGAGTTCGGACGGGGGGTGCGCGCGGCCTCTTATCGTGTCGACGGCGCGCTGATCGTTCACGTCAGCCCTCAGAATCTTGTCGTCGCCGCTCGCCATGAAGTTCGGATTCATCTCTCCATGGATTGCGCCCGTTGACACGCCCGCGCTTTCGTCTGTCTGCGACTGCGGTTGCGGCGACATCGCTTCGGGCGCCTGCGCCTTCGACATCTTGCCGAGCATGCGGCGCGCGCGGTCGACGTCGGGGTCGTGGCGATTCATCGGGTCGGAAACGAAGCTATAGAGTTTCGCCCGCAATTCCGCTCGTTCGTCGTCCGTAAATTCGTCGCCGAATGCCATTACCTACCCATTATCTTTCGCGCAAGTTCCGCGTCCTTGTCGTCTTCGGTTTTCGGGGCGTCGGCTTTGCGCGGGCCGCCGAGAATTGGAGCCAACTTCGAACCGCCTCCAGGGCGCAGCATCGTTTGCAGGTTGACGCCCTGCTGCGCCCGCGCCTCGCGCAGCATGTCTTTCAAGCCGGGCAAGTTTGCTCCTAGCGTCCACCCGTGTCCGAATGCTCCGGTAGGACCTAAGATTGCTCTTTCCGCCCGCATGCTGGCATCGGTTGACGATAGTTCGTTATATGGTCGAAGCGCAGCCGCCGCCGCTTCGGCGTATCTAATTCGATCTTTGTATTGCTGAGAATCCACGTCGATGCGTTCGCCGTACTTTTCAACGTGATCCACCAGTGCTTGCAGGCGCTCCTCTACGCGGTAGAAACGCTGCACTATCTGAGTGCCCTTCGTGGCGATCTGAGGGCTCTTCCAGACGGAGCCCTCGGGGATGCCGGGGCCGGTCGCCTCCAGCGCCTCGCGCTTTTGCCCGGCCCGCTCTCCTGCCGCCGCCGCTTGCTCCTGCGCTTTGATGGTCGGGAGGTACGCCTTCTGCGGTAGCGGTTTTTCTCCAGGCCCTCCGGCAGCCGCAGCCGTCACCGCTGGTATCGAGCCGGTTTCGTCGTACAACTCGGTCAGGTACGCGAGCCTAGCGTGTTGCTGGGGGGTCAGGACGATGTTGCCAGACGAGTCGCGTCTCGCCGATGCCATTATTCGCGCGATTTCGAGTTTGACTCTGTTGGTTTCTTTGTCGCGCGCCTGAATCTGCTCGACGGTCAGGTGATGCGCGTTGTAACGATTGTCGGTCGCGGTTATAGCGCCCGTCTGGCGGGCGTCGACCGCCTTCTCATGCTGGTCCTTCATGTACATTTCCCGGACCTGGGACATGGCGGTCTCTCGGTTTTTCTTTCCGGGCATCGACATGATTCGCTTGAATAGGTCGTCGTACTTCTCGCCCAGCCCCGTGCTTGGCAGTTCCGACGTGAGGTCGTACGTCTTCCCTCCGAGCACCGCTTGGTACAGCAGCGGCAGTGCCGGTGTCCCGCCTGCGGTCGCACCTTGCGCCTGCGACGGCGTGAAGGTTTGACCTTGAGGCTGTCCCGCACTCGGCTGCGCCTGTGTCCCCGCGAGTTCCTGTTCGATGGTTCTGTCCGGGAGCGCCAACGCCATGAGTTCGTCGGTGGAGAGGTCGCCCGGTCCCTTCGGCGGCGGCGGGTTCGCGTCTTCTGCGGTCGGATGGAACTGCCCGCCGAGCGCGATGTCTCGCTGGTCGGCGCCACTCAGTCGGTTCTGCTTGTCGAGGTCGCGCTGTACGGCCGCGGTCACGTCATCCGGTTCGGGGCTGGGTGCGCCCGAGAATGCCGGGTCGAACTCGGCGCCGTCAATGCTACCGGGCAACGCATCGGACGGTGTTTGCGTTTCGATGCGCGGAGGGGCGACCGCGGAGAACAGCGGATTCGTGGCGCCCGCGTCGGCCGTCTTCGGGTGAATGTCGATGCCGTAGCGGGCTGCATAGGCTTGCGCCAGTCCAGGGTTCGACGGAATGAGGTCAGCCGCGTGTTCGAGGGCCGCCGCTTCCTCGGCCTTTGTCTTGCGCTCGAACTCTGCTTGATCGCGTACTTCCTGCGATGAAAGTTTCCACAATTGCGCGTCGGCGTACATACGCTGAATAGCAGTGTTCTCTTCGGCTCGTTCATTCTCGCGCCGTTTTTGAATCGAAGCGCCAAGTAACGCCAACCCAGGCGTTAAGTCTGCGCTCCAATCTATTTTGTATGGATTGCTCATTATGCAAACAGTGCGGATAATCCGGCAAGATTCTGGATGCCCTCTCGGTTAGACTGACTGTCGACGCCAGCCTTATTGAGCGCCATTAGAATCATAGCCTCCAGGGACTTTCCCCACGCATCGGAAGCGCCCGTGTCGTAGATGCCAGACGTGCCTGCCCTTCCGGAGCCTTCCTTGAAGAGGTTGTCGAACATCGAATCGATCTTACGCTGGTGCTCTCCCGACGCGCCGCCAGCTAGGGCATCGATTTGAGCCTGACTTTGCGCCACAAGGTTCGCCATGAAGTCAGACTCACCCTGACGAGCTGCACCGGAATTTCCGAGCCCCATCGCGGAGTACCTGTCGAACAACTGGTCCATGCCGCGCTTGCTCGCATATTCAAACGCCGGGTCAGTACCATTCGCGCGCTTGTTGTAGCGGTCTTCAAGGATGCCCGGTCCAGACTCCGAGCCCGGCGTGGTATTCGCGTCGGTAGGTGGAACAGCGGGGGCGCCGAGCTTGTCCGGCGCCGTGGAGCGAAAGTTGAGCGGGTTGTTCGACGGCGACCAGGTGCCTTTGCCCGCGTTCGGGAAGTTGGCCGCGTTGTACGCGTCGTGCTGTTCGCGGGTTTCTCCTGTGGGGGCGCGTTGCGTTGCATATGGAACGTCAGTTCGCGTCCGCGGGCGGTCGCTTGGCGCAAACACGCTAGACCCGGAAACGCCAGTACCGTCACCACGACGCGGCAGTCTGTTCGGGTCCTGAATTGTAGACGGCGACCCTCCGCCCGTAGCCCAGTAAGCGGGGTTGGTCAGTGGGGCGAACGGTGCATCGCCGGTGGCGAGCTTGTGATACCAGGAAGCCATTACTTGCCCCCGTATAACGACGGCAGAGGATTTACGCCGGCAGCGCCCGGGCTAACTGGCGCATGAATCCCCTGCGTGCCATAGGTTTTACTGAGCATGGCCGAGAACGGATCGAAGTACGACTGCGCTTTGCCCTCTCGGCCCATTAGGAAGTCCCTGATTTGTTCCCCCTGTGATTTCGACGCCGCGATTGCCTGGTCGTAGGCAGCTTTTATCGCACCGGGGTCACCGAAAACTGTCTTCTTGCCCTGTCCGAGCCAGTCGACAATCTGATCCATGCTCTTGCCATACCAGTCAGCCATGTCACGTCTCCGAAGGTTCGATGGTTTCGGTTGCGCCCGTCATGACGAACGGCCCGCCGCCGCTCCACACAAGTTCCCACTCTCGTTGGCGGTAGACGCCGCAATTCCACTTGTCGACAATCGGCTGATAGTCACCGGCAACGCCCATGCTCCATCGCAGCACAGGTCTGAACGCGCCGAGGTCGTCTCGGTAGCGCAATTCCACGACAGGCGCCGGTCCCGGCTGCGCAGTAGTACCCCGACGAAGTTGGAGCTGCGCACGGCGACATAGTTTGCGCTTGAACATGCCGCGGTCTTGAAACCCGGTGCGCGATACGGCTTTGATTGGCAATCCATTGTCGTCGGTGGCCTCGAACGTAACCTCGCCAATTGTACCGTCTTCCAGCCCAACTAGGTGTAGGTTTCTTTCGGCCCAAAAGAAGTAACTGCGGGGTACCCAGGCCGTGAAATTGCCGTTTTCGTCGAGCGATTGGATGTTGAGCCACTTCTTCGTAACCCGGTCGTAGGCGAAGCCCGTCTCTTCGGTCGGGAACAGCCAAACCAGCAAATCCCACGTTCCAATGCACATGCGCCACGCGATGCAATCCGTGACCACGAAACCAGGGGCCATGATGACGTTGGCGATTGACGGCGTCGAAAGCACGTCGAACTTACGACCGCTGGACTGCACGAAACGATGACGGTCGTCGAGCCATGCGAACGCGCCGTCGGTATCGATGATTGAAAACGGCGCCGAGCATCCGACCTGGATAGCAGCCTGCGTTGCAACTGCTGTCACGGCGTCCGGGACGAATACCTGTGTCGTCTGCGTTCCAAAGACGAACAACTCGTTGGTGTTCGAATAGACCGCGACGCACGGGTCAGGCGCGCTTGACGCCTCCATGTAGTTCGCGCCGACCAGGGGCCAGACGGTGTGGTCGTCGTCGGTCCACTGCACTTGACCCGTGTTGTTGTTGTCGTTGCCGAAGAATCGCAGCGCCAAGAAAGCGATGTGCGTCAGCGCCAGTGGTGAGCCGTCAACGTTCAACTGACCGGGCGCCAAGCGCGATGAGAGGCCGCTTCCTTGCCACTGCTGGGGCGCGCCGCCTCCGGCAATCGCCACCCGCGTGTGGTCGTACGTGAAGACAGGTCGCCCGGTCCCGTCGAGCAGGGTCGTAGCGTCGGACGTGTCGGAGAGCGCGAGGATATTGGCGCCGGGGTGCGCCGGGTCGGCTGGCGCTATCCAGGCCCAGATTTGCCGGTCCTCGGTGACAAAGATGGTCCACTGTCGCCAGTTGTAAATTCCGATCACAGGCGAATCGACCGGAGCAACGCCAAACTCCGACCACGGGCGGACGCCGGGGCGCATGCGGCCTGCCTGCGCGGCGTCGGCGAGAAAATTCACGTACAGCGGAACGGTGCCAGACAGCGGGTCGAGGCCAGACGCGAGCCCGTTGAAGAACAGCAGGGGAACGTCTTTGCCGCTCACGTCGTCACTGCGCGAGAGTGCTCGCGCCAGACCGCGGCGTCAGCGTCCCAGACGAGAGTGTAGCTTGTGTATTCCAGGTTCGTCGTCGACACCGCCGCCATGTGGTAAGTCCCATTCAGGGTCCAGCCCGTTACGGCCCCTCCGGCATTATTGAAGAACGACAGTCGCAGGTAAACGTCGCGCATTCCGGTCGGGATTGGCGTTGGAGCAGCCACTACGTACGCAACCGCCGTCGTAGTTCCTCGGATGCGAATATGCGGACCTTTTGATCTGTCTGGAGTTACAGTGCCGCCAGACGTGACGTCTACCGTGTACCCGTCGACGCTGTTTCCAAACTGACGGAATTTCGGGTCCGTGGACAGACCGGACATATCAAACGCTGACGTGAATCCCGCCGATCCAATCGTCGGATTACCGAAGATGCAAAAACGAGTGCCGGTCATACCAGACGCCCAAAGAAACGCGCTCTGCGACCCTGTAAAGTAGTTTGAATATGCCTGAACGTCGCTCGTTGTGCCGGCGAACTCGACGCCAACGCCGTTTGTTCCGCTATGGAATATTGAGTTGAAAATCCGAACGATACTCGTGCTTGACAGTTTTAGCGCCCTGCCAGACGAGTCGTCCTGACACGTCAACGCGCAGCGATCAAACGTAAGCCCGGAGCTTGATCCGGCGGAGATTGTCGAACTTATCGCGGTGAGAAACAGCGCCCCGGAGTTGTCATCCAGAAGAAGGTCTTCCAGATTGACGTCCGAGCAGTTCACAAGAGAAATGCCGGGGGCGCTGTTATTGGCGGCGCAGCGCACGCGAAGCCCGCTTATCTCGTATGACTGACAACTCGTAAACGTGAAGGCCGATGCCGATGTATGGGTTGTGAAGACCTGTGTGCCGCCTGACGATTCGCCGCGAACGTTAACCCTTGCGCTTGACTGGGTAATCGCCTGGTCGATCTTGTAGTTTCCCGCGGGAAACCACACGGCAACTGAACCAAGTCCAGTCGACGTACTGGCTAGCGCCTTAGCGCTGTTGAACGCGTTCTGAATTGCTGTCGTATCAATGGCTACGCCATTGCCAACTGCACCGAAATCCTTAACGCTGATCCAAATTTCGCGGAATTTGTCTTGTATCGACCTGTTAGTCGCCCCGGCAGATTCCTTATAGTTCGAGTCGGTTCCGCCGACGCTGTTTCGCAGCCCAGCAAGCGCGTCGGCTACGGTATCAGACGTGAACCCCGTGAGGTCGAGCGCAACATCGCGCGCGTCCGCGGGCCAGAAGGGCGCGTCGGAGACGGTATTGCCGTCAACGTCCTGGACGAGCAACCGAACGGGGGCGGTAATCCAGACGCCGTCGGGATACGTCGAATACGGGATGCGACCACCAGCGTCGAGCGTGATGGGCTGGGTGATTGCGACAGTCGCGTCGGCGTCAGCGTAAAGCGTCGCGGGGCTGACTGTTCCTGGAACGTAGGCGTAGACAGTGCCCGTGTCGTTAGGCGCGCCCGTGCTGAGACGCGAGCCTGCGAAGTAGAGCGATTGAATCAGAGCGGCCATTTACCAACCCCTCCCGCCCCAGCCGCTTCCGCTGTAGTCGCCCCAGTCGGGGCAAAATGTGACGGAGCCACGCTGGGTATCGTCGCGCACGGCGAGCATTTTCTCTTCCTCGAACTTCGCATTCAGCGAGGCGTAGCTTCCCAGCCCATGAGCCAGCGCCAAGTCGGCTGCAACGCCGAAGATGAACGTCCGTAAGTATTTCGCCTGCAACCCGGTGACCGAATTTCCGGTCAACAGGTCGTCGTTCAGGATGATTCTCGGCAGCGTCATCGATGTCCAGTTCGAGTCAGGAACCGGGTACAGGTGAGCTGTAATCGTAGCGGTCTTCTCGATGTAAATGCTAGTCGGCTGACCTTGAGTGTCCGGCACAGTAAGCGCCATGTACATCGAGCGCGAGTACCAATCCATCGGAACGTTGATGTCGTTGCCGGTGACGTACGGCTTTCCAGGGTCAACGTCCAGCGTGTCGGCCGCGAGGTCGTAAGACGCCTGCCCCGCGGTGAGCGGCATCGTGGTGCGCTCCAACTTCACCAGGATGATTCCCTCTGACTGCAACGCCTTCACGCGCGTGTTCAGGAGGTCGCCGGCAAACGCGGACTGGCCGGAATCGGGTTCGCTTCCGGGCGTGACGATGCCTGCCATCTGGTAGGCGTTGCGAATGATGCCCTGGCGAGTTAGATCGAAAGTCGTGCTCATTTGCGCATCAATGTGGCGAGGATTCTCGGGTCCATCGGCGGCATCGGCCCGGTATCCTGCATCGGCTCGCGAAACGGCATCGGCGGCCTATTCGTGTACTCGTTGAGCGGTTGCAATCCTGGTTGCTCGATGAGACGGTCCTGCGGAGATGCCGGAGGTTGTTTCCGCATCAACATTGCTAGCATTTGTGCGAGGGGTCCGGTCATGGGTTCACATACCTGTAGATGTTACCAAACGCAGCCGCCAATGTGACGTCCTGCGTGTTGGGGGCCGGTGTAATCTGGCCGGTTTCGGGGTCTATTGTCTGGCCGCCGCTGTGCGGTTGAAGGCTAAGCCCTGCTCGTCCCATCGGTCCTAGCGGTCGCAGCGAAAGGTCGAAAACAGAAAACCGTTGACCAGGCGAAAGCGTTGACCGCGAATCTCGCAGCACCGCGGGGTCGGTTTCAGCAAGAACAGGCGCGAGCATTCCAAGTGCAGCGAGGTCATAAAGCGTGCCGGTCGACTCGGTGAACGGAGACTGAACCTTGAGCGACACAGCAGGGGCGACCGCGGGGTCATAGTCGCCCGTAATGGTGTCGTACGTCCTCTGCTGCGTGTTCGTCGACGGGGTGGCGTTGGACGAATTCGCCGTGAAGTCTGCCAGCCACGCAAGCGTCGCCGTGACGGTCGAATCTTCGGAGCCGTTGACCGCAAAAATGCCTTTGATCGCAGACGCCACGATTGCGCCCGTGGTCGTCGTGCTCACATTCCACACGCCCGCGCCCGACGACCCATTGCTTGACGCGGCGGTGTAATACTGTCGAACGCGCTCAGGGTCCAACCCAGAGACGTATTCACCGGACGCATTAGCGTCCTTGGCGCCCGTCGTGCCGAACGCGGTAATCTCGTCGATCATAGTCTCGATAGTCGCCTGCGTAGCCGCCGTAAAAAACGACGTTGACGCCGCATCTCCGAACGTCGCCGACATGCCAAGTTCGTCGCCAAGTTCCACCAGGAACTCCGCAGCCGACACGTCAGCCAGATTGTATTGCGATGACAGCAGCGAGTTCGATTCCGCGAGGCTCGCCGATACACCGCCGACGTGGTATGCGGCGCCGCCAGACGGGTAGGTCGTATATGGCGTCTGAAGGTCGCGGCACTGCGCCCGGCGGATGAACGTTGCACAGCGTTTCGCGCCGTTAAGGTGTTCCTGCTCGCCCGTTACCTGGAATGCGCGCAGAAACGCCAACCCCGCCTGGATGACATCGCTCGTCGTATAAACGCCGCTGCGCAGAAACCCGCCGTACCTAGGATTCGAGTTTGCTACACTCGGGCCCGTGATTGATCCATATTGGATCGAAAGAAGGTAAGCGATGTTCGTATCGAGGCATTTGCGAGCCGACGACAGCCAGATTTCCGGCCTCTCGCCCTCGATGATAATGTCGCCCATGTAAGTCGCAGCCCATGCCGCAGCGTCGGCGCGCGGGCTCTCTCCAACGAGTTTCGAAGGCGACGTCATCGCGATGAAGTCGAAGATAAACGCCTCCTCGGCCTCCCATTCGTACGGCGAGTCGACGGTGAGCGGCTTCGCGTTGGGGACCGGCAGGATGCGGAACGGTCTCTGACGCGCAATCGCAGCGTCTTCCTCTTCACGAATCCTGTCGCCGCGCGCATCGCAGATGTCGCAGAAAATCCAAGGCCCCTTGCGATGCAGCCGCGACCTGTTGAACAGCAGGCCGCATTGATCGCAAACTCGGCGATAGTCGCGCGGGACGTAGCCGTGGGTCGTATCGCCCATTTACGGCGTCCAGTCAATCTTGCTTGACCCCGACTGCTCGGAGACGTGGATGTATCCCGTGGAGCCGGTGGGCAATGACATATCGGAACCGTTGAGCAACTGAAGATTCGTAATGTTAATTCGCAGCGCGGTATTGATCTGAAAGGCAGTCGTTGCCCATGCATACGAGCCAGCGTCGATCACGACGTTGTCCATCGTAATGTTGTCAATTGTGATGGCGCCGGGAACAATGACCGCAATTGCCGCACCTGCGGCAGACGCGGTAACGGTAAGCCCTCGAATGACTGAGCCGGACGAGGCATTGCTCATAGAAAACGACGCCGTCTCAAGGGCGCCCGTCAGGAACGTCAGATTCTGGCACGTCGTCATCGCCTGAAGTTGCATCGTCGTCCCGGCGCTCGTTGGGACCGCGAACTTCAGATTGTCAAACAAGCAGCCGTCGGCCGTAACGACGAATCCATTAGATCCGTCGTTCATCGTGAAGCTAGGCACCGTAGACCCGTCGCCCTCTCCTACCACCGAGAGTTTGGCCTTGTTGAATGTCACGCCGGTGGATAGAATCTCGCTGTGCCCAGCCAGCACGTCGATGATGTCTCCCGCCGAGGCGTTCGCGTACGCCTGCGCCATCGTTAGCAGCGGCTTGACGCGCTCGGTACCGGCGTTCGCGTCGGACGCGCCAGTGGTCGCGTTGCCGAGGTAGTAAACGGTTCCGCTCGCCTGCAACGGGGAAATCGTCGCAAGTTCGGCTCCCGTCGTTCCGCCTACCCCGTTGACGTAGTTTTTGATGCTCGCCATCGGAGAGCCCCTCCCGAGGCGATGTTACTAAGCGCTGACCGGCGTCAGAAGGGCGCCGTTCTCGCCGGCCAAGTTGACCGTGTAGCCGCGAATGTGCTGAACGCTCCCCGGGGTAACGAACCCGACAAGCGTAGCGTTGTCGAGAATTCCGAACCCGCAGTCCGTGGTCGTGCCGGTGAGCCCGGCCATTCCGGTGACAGCGTGCACAGACGACGCGAGCTGATTCTGGAAGACGCTACGACGTAGGTCGATTCCGAGTGATGCGGTCGTCACGAACTGCACAGGTGCAAGCGTCGTGGTTGAACCGGCGCCCTGGACCTTGGTATCCCAGATTCTCAGGTAATCCGCGCCGGTCAATTGCAAGAATGTGGTCGTCGGAACAGCCGCCGTCTCCGCGTAGCAATAGTTGCGATTGAAACTGCCGAAGTCTCCGCTTGCAGACACCGTGATTCCGACGGTGACGATTTGGTCGGAATCGAAACCCCAGAAGATGTCGCAGTCGGAGATTTCCCACCCGGCCGCAGACGCGGTTATGGGAGCGGTAACGGTCAACGCCGCTCCCGCGGCGTGCGCGCCAGCCAGGTACAGATTGCAGTTGAGGATGCGGAAGTTCGCCTGATCGAATAGAACCGATGAGGTCGCCGTGGTCCACGTCAGCGTGGGGCGATTCGTCCTGTGCCCCATGCCGATGATCGTAACGTCCGTCTTGCTACCGAGCCCAGACCACGCGTCGGCCGTCGCAATACTCTCTGTGTAGCCCGGGAGCAGGTAGATTACGTCACCTCTCCCTGACACAACATTCGCCGACGATAACGCCGCGTTCACGCTAGTGAACGATCGCCCGGCGATACCCTGCCCAACGTCGCCGAGTTGCGCAATGGTCGCCGCCGCCCCAACGTACGACACCGAGCCACCCGTCACCGACAGGAACAGGTTTCCCAGTTCGGTGACTGACGCTTGCGTGACGGCGTTGTTCAGGAACGACATTGATTTCTCTTACGCGCTCACCGGAGTGGTCACGCCACCGTTCTCGGCCGCCAGGTTCGTCGTGCGGCAGTTGAACAACTGCGGCCCGTTGCCAGCGTTCGCCGGAACCCAACCCGCCAAAGTGGCGTTGTCGAGGATGCCGAATCCGCAGTCGGCGACGTTCCCGAGGACGCCGTCCATCTGCGTGACCGCGTGAATCGACGCCGCCTTCTTGTTGACGATGATGCTCCGCTTGAAGTCGATGCCGATGCTAGCCGTGGTGATGAAGCGGACAGAGCCAACCGTGGTCGAAGACGTCGCGCCGTCGATGGTGTTGTCGTAGAAGCGGACGTAGTCTGCGCCGACCAAGTACATGAACGACGTGGTGAGGGTGGACCCCGCCGTGACGTCGCAGAAGCAGTAATTCCGCATGAAGTCGAAGTTGTCGGCGGCGGCGGTCGTCGTGATGCCGATGGTGACCCCCTGGTCGGCGTCCACGCCATAGTTGATCAGACAGTCCGTAATCGCGCAGCCAGCCGCCGACAGCGTGGTCGGAGCCGCCACCGTAAGCGCCGTGGTCGACCCCAGAGGACCGGCCATGAACAACTGCATGTTCGAGATGCGGAAGTTCGCCGAGTCCATCAAAATCGTTCCGGCCGCCGCGGTCCAGGTGATGGCAGGCCTGTTGTTCCCGCGGCCGAGGCCGACGACCGAAACGTCAGTCTTCGTGCCGAGGGACGACCACGCATCAGCCGCCGCGATGTTCTCCGTGTAGCCCGGAAGAACGTAGACGGTGTCCCCGCGGCCCGAGACGCAGGTGTTCAGCGCCTTGTCGACGGTCGTGAAGAATCGATCTGCCATCTTCTCGCCGATTTGACCGGCCGGCAACGCTGTCCCCACGTAGAAGCATTCGCCCCCGCTGGGGACATACGCCCCCGTCGGAGTGACGTAGGGACCGGACATATTGATGAAAGAGACGGACATGGTCGCTCCTCAGATGCTTGAGCCGTAGACGTCGCGCCAATCGCTCCAACCGTTCGAGAACCGCTCGATGCCGGCAAACGTCGCCGTGTAGTTGTCCTCGTTGTTGTGCGTGCGCGAGAACGGCTTCTTCCGCCAAATCCAGCGCAGACCAGCCTCCAGGTCAGACACCGCCCACCAGTTCGTTGCGCTGGTGAAGTAGCGGTTGTCGGCGATTTCGATGCCCATCCCCTTCAGGATGTTCTTGGCGTTGTTCGCCGTGTCGTTCTGAAGTTCGGACTTCAGGATGCGCGCGGCCCGCATGTAGAGTTCCTTCGGAACGACGATCTTCCTCAGGTCGTAGCCTGCCTGAACGATGCCGTTCGAGCCGGGCAACTTCGACATCGCAGCCCACACCGTCTCGACTGCCGTCTCCGACAGCGAGAGCGGCGTCGCGAGCGTGTTCGACGCCACTCCGCCCTTCGGGAGCGGGTGCGACGCCGAGCAGAGCGCAACGCCGTCGCCGCCGACGAAGGTGGACGAGAACGCGTTGATGAACACACCTGCGCCCTGGTACTCCTGGGTCAACTTCGCCGAACGGCCAATCGACTTCGCGCCCGCGATGGCCTCGTCGTACTTGCAATCGTCGATCGCCTCTTCCGAGACGATGAGACGAAGCGCGTACGTGATGTGCGTGTACCGCTTCGGGAAGCCCTGCTGGATGCTGTCGACGGCCATCATCGCGCCCTGGGCCTTCGCAGGCATGAGCCCGGTGTGCGCGAACTCCTGGTCGTCCTCGTACGCGTCCGTCGAGTTGCTGACTTTGTACCCGCAGGACTCCCAGTCGCACTTGCCCTTGACCTGATCCCCCCAGACCTTGTTCAAGGTCGGCTTGAGTGTTGAGGGGATATTGCTGTTCGTAATGATCGCCATGGCGGCTAGACTCCCGTCGCGGTGTAGGGGGGCAGAAGGCCCTCGTCACAGACAACCAGATACTTGAACCGGGTGACCGTCGGGTCGTTCCACGGCGCCCCAACCACCGGGCCGCTCTCCAGCGTGTATCCCTGGACCCCGATGATTCGGAAGTTCGCCGTAGTGGTCGCGTGCGTTGAAATGTCGAGGCACTGTGTCGACACGCCAATCGTCGTGCTCGGGGAACCAGGAGACGCGATGTCGGCGTTTTCGCCAATCGCCCCCAGCGCCGTCGCGTACGTGGCGAACGTCGTTGCCTCGTCGGCGTCGACCTCCAACACCAAGTCGCCCGTCAGCGGCAGGTATTCGACCAGCGACGCATTCGGCGAACCGACCGTGGTCGGCGAGAACGTCGTCGAGGCCGGGATGAAGTCGGACGGAGTCCGCTTCCCCTGAACGACGTACGAACAGCCGATGATGACGCCCAAGAGCAGGCCGTTATTCGCGGCTGCGCCAATCGCCACCGTGCCGTCGGAGACGCCGATGATGATGTCGTACTTCGAAAGCTGCGTACCGTAGTTGTTCGCAACTTCCTGCACGAGCGGGTTACCGAAATGGCCTTCGCCACCGGAGAGAGTTCCCCACGGTCGAAAGCCGCCCTGTGAAATGTTCGCCATGACTAGGCTCCCTTGCGCTTCCAGCCTTCAACGGCTGCGTACGTTGCATCGTCCAGGTCAACCAACTTGGGAGCGGCAGCCTTCGCCGCTGCAACCATTTCTTCGTGCTTTTTACCGGCAGCTTCCGCAGCGGCGAAGGCGTGCTCCGCGTCCCGGTCGCTGCCGACAACCGTCTGGCTGCGGAAGTTCTCAACCACGCCGTTGCAGATGGAGTCGAAGCCGTCCTCGACGACTCCGACGATGACGTGCTCGTTCTTCTTTGCGTCGACCCAAACATCGCCGCGCTTCGCTTCTTCCCAAACGCTCATGGCTAGCCTTCCGCTCGAAAGTTGGAGTTGACCTTGAACTGGTGACCGCCAGGGACGCCGGGATTGGCGTCGATGTGGTCGCGAATCGACTGGTGCAGGCCCTTCGTGCGCCGCGCGAATTCAATCTCGCCGGCCCGCTGGGCGCGCTCCGCGAGTTCCTTCGGCGCCTCCATCAGAACGAGCTGGCCGTTGATGACGATTTCCGAGCCGTCCTCGCTGGGCGTACCGAAAGGCACGCGCGGGCCGTCCTCCGACGCCATCGTGCGCGTGTAGCCACGCTGAATCAGGCGCGGCATGTCCTCTTTGCTGACGCCTGCGTACGCCTTGCTCGGGTCTTTGTTGAAGACCGTATCGAACCGCAAATCACCGTCGATGGGTGCGTCGTCCGGGTCGTGCCGCTTGCGCCGTGGCATAGGTGCTCTCCGTGTCGGCTTCAAGTGTCACCGTTCCTCGCGTTGCCGTGCTACCGCGAGAGGCGTCTACTTCGAAACCACCGGACCCCGTTGCCGGGCGGCGCTGCTCTGGTGAAACCGTACCGACTAGAGCAATCGTCGAGGCTGAGATTAGGTTTTCACGAGCGTTCTAGGATGTCAACAACTTTTTATCGAATCGCTTCTGGCGCGTGGTACAGCAGTTCGCCCCGAACTTCGCCGTCAAACAGGCCGAATGGCCGCCGCGCGATTTCGCGGTGACGGCACTCCCACCAAAGCCAGCGGCGCAGCACCAATTCAAGCACCGCGCGCTGGCGGAAGTTCAGGGCTCGCAAGTTACTCGTCGTCCTCGCTCTCCATGACCATCCTCGTCCAGGCGGCCCACGCCTTTTTTGGTTCCAGTTCCTTGAACGACTTCTGCGCCAAGGCCCGGTTCGTTTTGTTGTCTTCCGGCATCGCGCGCGAGCCGCGTTCGCCTGCGCCTCCCTCGCCGGACGACACGCCGTTGAACCGCTGGCGCTGCTGAGCAGTCGGCGCCTGTCGTCCTCCAAGGTTCAATCTCTTCGCGACCGCAGTGGCAGCTTCGCGAATGGTCGCAATCGTCCGCGGCCGACCGGCCTTGAGCAGTTGCCCCAGTCTCGTGTTCACGAGCGAAGCGGCGTCGTCGTCCGTCGTCAACCACGGGAACTCAGAAACGGCCTGCGAGTACGTCGCTGCGATTTGAGGGTCAGGCATCGACGATTGCATCTGCTGAAAACGCTCGTCCAACTTCGGATTCGCGCGCGCCTCGTAAGCGAGGATTGTCGCCTCACGCGTCTTGGAGTGGTACTGGCGCAGCTCTCGTTGCTTGGCCGCCGGGTCCGTCAGTGCGGCGGCTCGCTCCAAGTGGCTGTGAGCCTCGTCCTCCAGTGATTCGATCCGTTTTTCTACGGACGCGTTCGGGTCTTGCTGCTGACGCTGGTGCTGGGCCGCCAGATAGCCGCGCATCTCGGCGATTTGCTGTTCCTGTCGGTCAAGGCGTTCGCGGTACTCGCGCGCCTGCGTTTCCGCCTGCTCGCGAGCAATCTTCGCCTCGGCCAATCTGTCGCCACGGCGCTCCTTGCGCGACGGACGCGCTGACGTGTCATCGTCCGCTGCTCTGCGCGGAGCTGGCTCGGATTCGCCGCCAGCGTCGTCCTCTGTGACCTCTGGTTCGAGGTCGGTTCCGCTGTCGCCGTCTTCCATCGCTCCGTTTGCGCTCATCGTTTCACCTTCCGTTTGATGTCAGTTTTCGGTTCCCAGTAGTGCTCGCCGGTTTCCTCGTCGTACATGAGCACATGGTCTTTCTCACGCTCCACGGCCTCCACACTGCCGTGGACGTCGGAAATCATCATCTGCGAAATCGCCTTGCCCTTATTCTCCGGGTCGCGAGCAATCTCTTGATCGTATCCGGCGAATCGGCCGAAATACACCGTGTCGCCCAGTTCGACTAGGTGGTCTTTCATTTCGTCGCGCGCCGTGAGCCCAGCGGCGATCAAAACGCCGACCTGCTGCTGTTCTTGGTGTGCCTCGGCGAAGATGATACCGCCCGCTGACCGCGTTTCCGGGGGGAGGCGGTACACGAGGCACACCTTCCCCTTCGGGCCGTAGGGCTGCGCGGGGATGCCGTACTTCTTTCGTTTCTCATCAAGCAGGCTCATTCGAATGTCTCCCTGGTTGCGGTGTCCACGGCATGTATGTACGCCTCAAGTTTGCCGACGTATTGCCCGGCGACGGCAATTGACCCTGTGCTCGCGTCTCGTACCGCGGCAATCGCGGCCGCGTTCATTGCATCCGCCTGGGCCTTCATCCACGCGATGAATGCGTGCGTAACCGGGTCGTCGCGCCATTCACGGCGGTCGTCGTCGGAGATTTCGGGGAAGTTCATGCCGCCATCGCTCCATTCTGCGGCGTCGGTCCCGCGTTAGGCACGGGCGGCTCCATCGGCGCCGGGCGCGGTTGCTTCTGGCCCCCTTCAGGCGGTCCTTCGCCCTGCGGCGGGCCTCCCGGTTGCGGCGCCCCCGGTGCCATTCCCGGCATCCCCGGCGCGGGCATCATCGCCATCGCGGAGCCGCCTGATTCCAATCCCGCCACGAGGTCGGGGCGGTCCATTGCGATGAAGAGGTTCCGGTAGGCCGCGATGACGAGCGGGAAGAACTGCGGAATCTGCGCGAGCGGTCCCGACAGGATGGTTTGCAGCGCCGTCGTTGCCTCCTGCACACGCTGCGGCTGCGAAGCCATCCGAGGGTCGGCGGTGACGTAGATATCGCAGTCCTGCAAGTAGTCGATGCGCCCGATGTTCCCTTCCCCTGGAGGGCCAACCTTGTACGGTGAGACGACCGGGAAATATTCCTTGTCGCTCAGGTAGATGGAGAACAGTCGAGCGAACTTCTGTCCTTCGGCCGTCCGGGCGCGCGTGAACCGCTTGTTCTGGATGCTGATTGCCTGCAACGCCTGGGAGATGCGAATCTGCGTGGTTGTCGCGGTTTCATTCGAACCGCCAACCTCGCCCGAAAGAATGTCGCCAGCGCCCGAGATTTCGTCGGCGTCCTGCTGGCATCCCTCGACGACCTTCCAGAGCCCAGCGTCGGGCGGCGGGAACTTGAGTTGGAAAAGCACCTTGTCGAGCTGTTCGGGAGGCACGTCGACCTCGGGGAATTCGCCCGGTTTGATCTTAAATTCGCCTCCCGACAACTTCGACTGCCGCGAACGAATGCCTGTCGCCGTGCTCGCGAGCTTCCCGCTCGTGACGAGAATCGACGCGATGGCGTCGGCCATGATGTTGTCGCCGGCCAGCAAGTAGCCGATTCCGAACCCGTACACGCCCTCGGGATTCGGCAGGCAAACATAGTGCGTGAACGAGTTGATTGGAACCATGCGCGGGGGCGCCGGCTCGGGCGGTTGCGGCGGAGGCACCGGCATCGGCGGCATCCCCGGCATCGTGGCGGTCGTCTCTCCCGGCATCGGAGCAGGAGTCGCCGTTACTTCGCCGGGGGCCGGAGGAAGAGTAACCGTCGGCGGAATCACCGGCTGCGGGAACGCGGCGACGTTCGCTTGGTAGACGAGCATTTCCGCCTGAAACTGCTCCATCGCGGCAGCGTAGCTCGCCTCGTTCGCGGCCTTCTCGCGGTTGTAGCGAGCCTGGTCCTGCTGGTCTTCTGACTCGCGCAGCTTCAGACACAGCAACTTGCGCGTATCACGGTCGATGGTCACCTCGACGGGCCGATACTCGTCGCTGCCTGGAAGTTGCCACCAGCGATGCTGATTCAGCAGCACGCGGCGACCGTCTTTGTCGCGCTCGTCTCCCTCGGGAGGTTTCACGCCGGAAGCGCGGTCGATTGTCTCCTGAATTTGATCGTTAGAGTTTTCGCGGTCGGGCTGGCCCGCCTTGTCCGCGAAAATCGCGTCACAGTTGACCTTGTCGTAATAGCCCGACTTCGCGAGCACATCTATCCCGTCGATGCCGAATCGGTATTTGCGACACACGCGAGTGATGCGCGGCATGTCGGCGAGGCTCGGGTCCGTCGACTTGCGCGCGTACGGCAGGACGATGTCTTCCGTCGCGCAAACCTCGTGGCAGGGCCGCTCTGAAATCGGGTCCCAATAGACGTACGTGAAGGCCGACCCGTACAAGAACCACTGTAAAATCAAAACGTCGATGTTCTGAACGTAGTTCGGAACCTGCGTGAGAATCGCCCAGTTCAGGTGCTTGGCGACGCGAATGGAGCGTTCAACGTCAGTCGCGTCCATCGGATGGCAACCGAAGAACTCGCCGTTACTCGGCAACTGTTGATCGTAAATGCGAGCATGTAGCCGCTGAATCGCCTTCAGGATGATGCCGAAGTGAACCTGCGCGTAGCCCGCCTCTTTTGGCGGCATGAGGCCGGTATAAAGTTTGATGATGTCCGCGTAGTGCTGACGGTGCTTCTCGCCGGAGCGATAGTCGCGGTCCCAGTCTTCCCAGACGGTGTCGGCGAGCTTCTTTTGTTCCTCGTCGGTCAACGTTGCGACGAGATTTACCGTCTCTGCGGCGTACCCCGCCGTGTGCTCGTCGGCGGTCGGGAGTTTCGGCGTTTCCTCTTCGTCGAAGAACGCGGGAACCGGGGTTGAATCGCCGAAATCTTCAGTAGGTTCCAATCACCATCCTCCAGGAAGACCCGTCTTGCTCTCGCGGGTTGTCTTTGGTTTTTCCCATCGATCGAAATCGTCGTCGCGCTTGACTTCTCGCTCGGGAACGAGCGGACGGCTCATAACGGCGGCGGCAAGCGCATTATACGCCACTTTGTCGGCGTCTTTGTCCGGTAAATCAGGGTCGTTCTTGTCGTGCGGGATGCTCGGGAGCGTTTCGAGGGCCATCTTGCATGTCTTGAAAAACCGCACACCGGGGATGGTCATTGCCGGCTTGCCGTTTGAGTCTTTTTCGGTCGGGTGCTTGCTTCGCTTGATCAACCGATAACGTATCTGGTCAATTGGCAGTGATTCGTCGGCCGGCGAGACGTTGATGCCGGCCGTAAAAAACGACTCGTACGGAGCAGGTCCAATTTGACCTTCCTTCGGCCAGCACGACTTGGGGCCGAGTGGGCCTTGCAACTTGGAATGCTCTCGCCCCTCGCCCCATTCGTCCTCGCTCTCTTCCTCCAACTCGCGAATCCGGTTCGCAACCATGTCCGCCGTGTGATTGCTCAAGGCCAACTCGCGATAGCACGTCATATTGCCATTCGTGTCGACCGCCCACCAGAAAACGACCGTCTTTGCGTAGGTGAACCAAATCGACCGAAACTTGTGTCGGTTGGCCGCGACTATGTACGGTTTGACGGTGTGAACAGCATCTTCCCACAGCATCCCCAAGAGCGAGTCCGTAACGACGTACCAATCGCCCTCGGCAATGGCCCTTCGAATAGCCTCTGACTTGTCGGCGAACGTCGCAAGGTAGTCGCCTTGATCGACGCTCCTGTTGTCCTTCACCCTCGCGGGTATGAAGATTCTCGTCTTGCTTCGCGTCTCTTTATGCGTCTTGCCGTCGTCATCTTCGACGGTGACCTCTACCTCGCGCGTGATTGGCTTGTTCCAGTGCCTCGGCGCTTCCTCGCGACTGTAGCCAGCTTCGACGAAAAACTTCCGCATCCAAATCAGCCCGACGCCGACCGGGTTCGTGCCGATACGGACGATGGGCTTGAGCGGGCTGTTCTTCGGTTGTCGAACCCACGACGTAATCATCTGGAACTGCTTTTCCGTGAACGTCGTTCCTTCGTCGAGGCACAGGCAGGAGATTTGCCAACCCTGGTACTTGTTCCAATCGTCGTCATTCTCCATGTGACCGACGGTGATGCGGTAACCGCACGGATGCGTCCAGGTCTTGTCGCCAGCCTTCCACTCCAGGTCAGGACACGCCTTCTCGTAGTCAATTTTGCAGCGCGCCATGAGTTCGCGAAGCTCGGGAGTCTCACGGCGAAGAATAAGCGCCTGTCCGATCGAATCGTCGGTGTTCACTCCTTCCTTGATTCGCTTCATTTCAGATTGAATTTGCTGCCACGGATACCAGCGGAGCAAATCGGTCTTGCCCGTGAAGCCGCTGCCTCCATAGAGCGCGTAATCGCCATCGAAGTCCCAGAACGTCGTCTGCGGGCCGGGCCACGGCTGGAAAATTACCTTGCCGCTTGCGTTTACGATCGGATTCACGCCGTCCTCCGCCACATATAGACCGTGAGCGTCGGCGGGAGAGTGGCCACTGGGTTCCCCGTGAACGTCGGGGCGCTGTTCGTACCAGCCGCCGTCAACGTGTGCTGGTGCGTGCCCAGCGCGTTGCCCGTGAACGTCGGCGCCGTAACCGTACCGGCGGGGGTCAGCGTGTGTTGGTGGGTCCCGAGCGCCGAGCCAGTAAAGGTCGGCGCGGCCACTGTTCCCGTCGCCGTTGTGTCGTGAGTGTGTGTCGCGAGGGCGTTTCCGGTGAAAGTGGGGGCCGAGTTCGTGCCGGCGGGCGTGAGGGTGTGCTGGTGAGTTCCGAGGGCATTGCCGGTGAAGGTTGGCGCGGTCACCGTGCCTGCGGGGGTTCCCGCCGTGACGGCTTGCGAGAGTTCCACCGCGGCGCTCGTCGTGCTTGCGGTTGGCGCGGCGGAGATTGACTCCCGGGCCCTCGCTGTTCCGGTGCCGAATATCGACGGCGCCAGCATCCCGAGTTGGCCGGTCCCTCCCGCCGTCTTCTGGAATGGAAGCTCGTGGGCGTGGGTCGCGAGAGCGGAGCCCGTGAACGTCGGCACGCTGTTGGTACCTGCGGGGGTGCCCGCGCTGACGAGAGACGTGTTGATGCTGCTGGTGCCGGTGAACACAGGCGCGGCGACGGTCCCCGCTGGCGTTCCGGCGGACGTACCTGTCGACGTCGCAGCGCTGCCCGTGAACGCCGGGGCTGAGTTTGTGCCTGCGGGTGTGCCGGCGGAGACGAGGGATGTGTTCTGACTGCTCGTCCCCGTGAACGTGGGAACGGAGTTGGTGCCTGCCGGAGTGCCGGCTGAGACGGCGCTCGTGTTCTGGCTGGCAGTGCCGGTGAAGGTCGGAGCGGAGACGGAGCCCGTGGGCGTGATGGCCCGGGTGCCGGTTTGCTGCTGGCCTGGGGTGCCGAAGTTCGGATCGCCCTGGAGGTAGCCGGCGAGGACGAAGCCGCCAATCGAAAGCCACGTTCCGCCGAACATCGTCGCGGGGTCCGTCGGATCAACCGACGTGTAGATACAGCCGACTCGCCAGATAGCGAGCGGGTCAGCAACGCCAGGGGGGCCGGGCGTACCCTGCGGACCCTGCGTGCCGCTTGTGCCCGGCACGCCCTGTGGTCCCTGGTCGCCTGTGTCGCCCTTCGGGCCGGCTGGCCCCGCAGCGCCCGTCGCTCCCGTTGCGCCGCTTGGACCCTGTATCCCCTGTGGTCCGGCCGAACCCGCGGGACCGGGCGGCCCTTGCGCGCCCGGCGGCCCATCTGCGCCTCGCGGTCCCGGCTGTCCGTCCTGACCGGGGAAGACAAGCGGGTCTGTCCACTGGCCCGTTCCGCTGACGCCGGACTCCGTCCAAGCGTCCTTGGGATTGCCTTTGAACAGTCGCCGTTTCATCGGTCCCACGGTCGGTTAGCGGCGTCCACGGCTGATGTCCTTTATCGACACGCCAACGGAGTTCTCGTAGCGGCCTCCGTATCCGGCCGCATCACCTGATGCCGACCCTCCACCTTGAATAAGGATCGGGTTCGGCGGTGGCTGCGGGTGCTTGCGCCGGTATGCTTGGTCGGCCGCTAATGCTGCCCTGCGCCTTCTCTGCTCGCGACGAAAGGCCTTATCTAACCAGTGCGTCACCATGGCTTGTTAGCGGCGTCTCGGAGTTGGCGAGGGGTGCAGACGTGGGACTCGGGTGACCACTCAACCTCCAGGGTTCCATCCGGTAGCTTCGCGATGATCCGGCCGGTTGGCTGTCCGCAGAGGTGGCAGGTAAAGAAGTCAGGGTGAGCTGGAACGCCAGTGTCCCAGTGGACCATCGGCATCAGTACCTCCTCTCCGCCTTGCGCTTCTCGCATTAAAATTTCAATCCGTCCAGTTCGCAGTCGAGGTCCCGAAGGTCCGAGGCGGCATCCTGACATCCATGCCAGTCCTCCGCCTTCATCTTCTGTTCGAGGTACTGGATGAGGATGGGGCGCCAGGCTTCCAGGTCGGCGATGCGGGCCTCGCGCGACTTCGGACCATAAACGTCCGATGCTCGCAACTCGCTGCCGTCCAGTACGCTCATTTCTTCGCCGCCACCAACTTCTCGTGAACGTCGAAGAGAAAGTCGGCGTCTGGGCCTTCGTACGGCGGCTTCACGACGGACAGCAGCCAATCAGCAACGAGCGTCTCCAACTCGCCTTCGATTTCCGTCTTTCTATCGAGCCACGACATATCCACGTTCACGCGAGTCGTACGCGCGAGTTCGGCAACGTCGTGAGCCATTTCTGTCGCTCCGAACGCAGCCCATGCCGCGCGGCGCGCGCGTACTTGCTCCATTGCTTGAAGTGGCTTTGGCTGGACGTGGAACGCGACTGCCAAAAGTTCTCGCTTAGTCAGTTTGATCTTCATCGGATTAGTACCAGCGTCAGAAAAATGTAGACCGTCCCGGTCGTCGACGTCCCGGATACCTGCGAACCCTGAACGCGAACTCCTACGTGGTCGCCGAGCGCAAACGCGGCCGAGTCGTCCTCGTTAGCCGTTTCGGTCCCGGTACCGCCAGAATCTATCGAAATCGTGGTTATCGACGTGCTGCCGTTCTTGAGTAATTCGAATTCCCATCGCCACACGCCGGAATCGACCGTGCGCCCATCTCCGTCAAGTGACTTCGCGTAGAAGCTATATTTCGTGGCCGGCAGCGTGCCGGCGAAGGGCCAGCCGCGCTCGTCGTTTGCGTCGGTATCCTCGGCGCTGTCAGCCATCGCTGGCGCCAGCCACACCGGGTCTTCGGCAAGTGCTGCGTTCCCGCTGTTGACGTAGAAAATCCATTGGAACGACTGCAACGGACCGTAACCGCTCGTCGCCGCAGTTAGGTGCCCCATTGCATCGACCGTGATATCGGCTCGTTCGTAACTTCCGGGCGTAACAGCGGTGTTGTCATGCGACCAAGTTCGGTTCGCAGATAGGTCGTGAGCCACATGGTCGCCGGCAATAGCGATGGGCGCCGTTCCGGTGACCGTACGTGTGTCTGGTACTGCCCCTGTTACCGATGCCACTGGAATCGACCCAAAACCAACTACGTTGGCCGCACGCCGTAGAACATCTCCGTTGCTGGCCGCCACTATGTCTGCGACGTTGCCAATAGAATTCGCGCTGCGTCCGATGATAGATGTAGCTGCCCCTTGGCGGATAAACGCGTCGGTGACACCGTTCGCGTCAAGCGACCACGTTCGGTCTACCGAGAGGTCGTGCGCAACGTGGTCGCCGGCTATTGCGATAGGCGCGGTTCCAGTCACCGCGCGCGTCGAAGGCACGGGCGATGCGCCGATGGATAGCGTACCTCCTGCGTTTGCCACTACGTATCCGCCTGGAGCTAGACCCGGAACCGTCAGCGCGCCCGCATTCGACAAATGCATACGGAGCGCGCGGAAGCCCGGGTCGGCCGGGATTGTAGTTGTTGCAACCCAGATGAAATCTCCCGGCCCATACTGAGACATCGTCAGATTTCCGCCTGTCGACATGCCCAGTTCCACTACGCCATCGCCAGCGTTAATAATGGCGGCGCCGTTTGCCCACGCCGGCCCCGTAAGGTATGTGCCGAACGTTAAATCAGCCAGCGATGTCGAACTCCGACAAGCGAAGAACCCAGCAACCGCGAACGTACCGGCAAAATCGTTCGTGGCGACAAAAGCGGTTCCGTCGTTTTGCGACTTATAGACATGCACCGAACGGAGCGGGTTCGAGACGCCGATTCCCAGGTGGTTCGACGACGACAGGTAAATGAAATCCGAGTCTCCGGTGAGCGTATTGGCAGGACTTCCGAATCCGACCAGCGTCGGGGCCAGGTCGGTCCTGAGCGTCATGCCTGTGTAGTCGAGACCGCCGCCGATCGTAACGACCCCAGGAGTTGACACGCCCGATGCGACAGTTTGTTGCAGAATTCCGCTCCCGAGGCCGCCCATGTAGATGGACGACGGAAGCGATGTCGTCCAATCGGACGACGTCCAGAAGTCGGCGCTCGAAGTCGCCCCGGTGCGACGTCGCAGCCAATTCACAAGTGTGTACAGCTCTCGCTGGCCATCGCGACCTTGCCGGATTTCGCCGGGATCAAGTATCGAAGCCATTTACTTGGCCGCCGCCTCCTGTGCTTCGATGTCTTTCCGCATCTCTTCCTGCCACCACTTCGACCAGCGTTCGTACGCTTCGGTCTGACCGCCGCTATCCACGACGGTTCCGTGGAAGCCGTACAACTGCATCGTCGTCAGAATCGCTTTCTTGCACTGCGCCCATGCGGCTTCAGGCACGACGACGAACGGATCGAAAGTCGCGGTCAGTTTGATACCCGATGGACGTCGTCCGACAATCATGCCGTCTCGCTTTCTTTTGGCTGAGGATTCGACACGCCCTCGAACGCAGCGCGCAACTTCTCCGGGTCGACTTCGGCCAGCGGCGCGACGGCGGCCTTCACAATGGTCATCTGCGTTGAGGCGATGAGCGATTGCTTCGTTCCAACGGCGAACAGCATCGCGGCGATGCGCGTCCCGTCTTGAGACTTGACCGGGTGAACCTCGAAGCCGAGCAGTCCCCAGCCTTCGCCGAGGTCCATCGTTCGGATTTCGCGCTGCTGCTGTTGCCCGTTTCTCTGAGCCGCGCGCGCCAGGGCAAGGTCGGTGGCTTTCATTTGGCCTATTCTACGTCAGTCGAGGGCGTTTCGGTCGTCTTCTTCGGCGCCGAATTCTTCGGTTTCGCCGTGGGCTTGCGGCGCTTCGATGAAGTCGCCCTCCAACGCTTCGCCAGGCAATAGACGCCCCGCCCCATCTGGGTCACCAGCTTGTGTTGAACCGGCTTCCGAAGCGAGTTGCGGACCCAACTGTTGCCACGTTTGTTGCTCGCCACTCCCACGCTCGCGAAGCACACTCTCGCCAGGTCTTCGATCGTCACTGCCACGCCCGGCGCCGGAAACGCTGCCAGCAACTTCTTTTCCTTGTCGTTCCACTTGATTGGCTTCGCCATTGTCCGGGCCTCCAATGAAGATGAATTTCTCTTGCTTCGGATGCGTAATATGATCTTGACAATAAAACGAGTCAAGAATTTTCCA